GTTATGGAGATGTCGGGAACCACGCGACTCATGAACATGAAGTGGTCGCCATCGCCAAGGTCGAAATCCGCCGACTCGATGAAAGCCGTCATGGCCGAGCCGTCGTTGTTCTGCCCGAGTTCGTGGATATAGATGTAGTTCACGCTACTGACGGCCCCGGAGCCACGCGGATTGTCATGGATGCCGTAATCCACCCATGCCGTTCTGGAAAGCGTACCCAGATCCCAGGTATTCTCGGCAAAGTTGAATTTGACGTAACGGTCAATCTCCAGACTATCGGCGGTCGGATAGAACCAGAACACCTCGTCAAACATCTTGTTAGACGCCGCAAAGCACTTGAAGCTCTGGTCGAGATTGATGTCGTCAAACACGTAGCGCAGAAGGGTGGAAGGGATGACCTGTACGCGGCCCGTATAAACGTAGAAGTTCTCGCGGTCCATCCAGAAAACCTTGTCGCCCACGGTGGTGACGGCATTGGGGCCGAGGATCGAGACGTTATTCGCCAGCATCGTGATGCCGAACGTGAAGGGAGGTCCGGTAAAGCGCATGGCGTGAAGAGAGGTGTCGGTCCAGATGAGCATCTCCTGACGCGTTTTCTGGGCCGATATGATCTCGGAACCGGACGAAATCCTTTGAGATCCCGCCGTGTTGGTCGCGGTCGGGGTCCAGTCTACGGGGTTCTCCTGATCGGACCAGCGCACCATGAGCAGATCCTGGTCGGTCTCGTTGATCGGGTTGCATCCAAAACAGACGACGTGGCGATCCGCGCCGGATACCATGATCCTCCGCGTTATCGTCGGCGCATCCGAAGCGCCGGTCTGCGAGGCAAGGGTGGTGGCCCGTGCTCCGAGGCCAAGGGTCCTATCCCAGTAGTAAGGTCCTCCATCGTAGACATTGAAGATAAGATCCTCGCCCCAATTGTCTTGGGCATACAACCGGATATTTGAACCCGTTTCGGCTGCGGTGGTAGAGGATTCCCCCCATCCGACGAAGGCGTTCGCTTCCTTGACGACGACACCGTCGGCATGGGCTACGGCGAGGGTTCCACGCACCCCGCGAACGACACCAGCATTGATCAGGTTGGTGGATTTTCCCGTATACTGGATAAGTTCGTCTTCGATCAGCATCAACCCGACAAAGGTGATGGTCGCACCGCTTGACGAACTGGCGGCGGTCGTCCCGTCAGTGCCACGGGTAAGTTCACCAAAGACGTTGGATACATTCGTACCATAGCGGATCTTCTCGCTGCCAATCAGGATCGTCCCCTTACCGGGGAAAGTACTGGAATCGGCGGCTGCTATAGAGGAACTTGAAGCCGTGAGGTTGGCTCCGGTGGTCGTGGAGGCCACCTCGAAATCGGAGGCGCTCGTCAGCGTGAACGAGGTGTCCGAGTCGCTTATCCCTCCGCTATCATTGAGGGTCGTCTGGGAATACGTGGACGTAAGACCGCCCCAGGTCCCCGCACCGAAGCCCGTTCCGGTCACGACCGTGTTCAACCCCGTATTGATCTGGTATTCCGCCACGACCGCAGAACCGCCGCCCGCCGTATCACCGGAAGACGCCGAACCTTCCGTCGTCACGGTATAGCTGTTGGAATCAATAACCGTAATCTGATGTTCCGTATTGATCTGTGCGGCGGTAACGCCGTCCGTGGTCGTAGCGCCGGAAAACGTAACGAAGTCATTGGTCACTGCACCATGAGACGGTGCCGTTACGGTCAGTATACCGCTGGAAGCGGACCCGGTTTTGAGAGGATTGGCCCCGAGGGTGGTCGTAGCCCGGATCGGCGTCACGTCGTTATAACCGCCGCCCTCCTCAATATAGAACTTGGTTTCCGTACCGAGGCCCATGTACTTGGAGCCGTCGAGCGCGGCCCATACGTGAAGGGATCTTCCGGTCCCCTCTATGGTGTTGCTGCTTAACCGTTCCCAGCCGCCCATCTTCTCGGGACGCCCCTTTCGGAAACGGATCAGGTCGGAGTTGTACCAGCCATTCTCATCACCATAGGAGGTCGTCTCGCGGTTGACACCGGGACGGAAGGTGATCTTGGAGAGAGGCATTATTTCTTCTCAAGAAGGCCAGTGGGAATCATCCTCGTAATCCTTCGGCAACGAGCTTTCAAGCGTGTCTGAAGCTGCACGAGCGGAATCAATCCAAGCCCACGCTGCTTTAAGTGCCGTGTCTTCGGAAGTTTGTCCGCTTGTCCAAGATCCATTTTGTCTCCAGAGATCTTGAAGCTCGACACCGCGTGTCGCCATGTTTCGCTGCTTCCAGTCCGGGTACTTCTCAAGAATCCGACGCATGGCTTCTCTCTTGATATCTGTCACTGCTGGGTGATCAAATGCCGAGAGAGCAGCTTCATCGGGAAGATCTTCAACGCCTTCAATCTGGAGAATAGTATCTCCTCGTACAGTATATTCTTTTCCCGGCCACCCGTTCCTGATCGCTCTACATATCTGATCATGCGTCAACGGCATTATTCAAGCTCCTGCAACACTAGTTGAACTTTAGTAATCTGAAAGTCATTACTCCCGGCTGAGTGTATATATAGCTCATAAGTTTTACTTCCAGTCCCAGGAGAAGTATCCATAAACTGGAGCGTGAACGATTCATTCCCCTGCCCCGTGTCACTCGACCGATATCCGTATTCAGCCCCAATGTCAGTTGGCCCTCCGGTCTCGACGCATTTGATGGTGCCGGTATATACGGCGTTGTTGTATCCAATGCCAAATGTAGCTGTAACGAGGACGCGTGTTCCCACGCCAACAGTGATCGAGTCGTCGTGTCCCGACGCTACGAATGAAGCTGATGACGTGGTAAATGTCGTCGCATCATAGGCGTTCTGCACTTGTATTACAGTAGAAACCACCGCCGCCCCACTGGCTCTGGTGTATGCAACACACTGGACAGTATTCGATCCGGTCGAGAAAAATTCGGCAACATCTCCCACTGCCGTCGTGATATTGGCTGCGCCTGGAAGATCAAGATTCGTCGCGTGATGCGTCATCGTTAACGCACCATCAAACTGAAGATAAAAATGACGATCCGCAGTAACTGTCATGGCTGCAAAGCCAGTCGTTCCGGTGACATCAAAATAGTCGCCATCCGTATCGATGACGAGCGGAGAGGCAGAGGTTATATCCCCACCTTTCTGCATTCCTATGTAATTGTCATTCGGATCAAGAAATCCTCCAAGTTGAGGAGAAGTGTCATCAACAAGTACAGTTGTTGCAACAACCGCTGCGCCACTAGCTTTGGTGTAGGAGGTACATCGCCAGTCTGCACTAGCATATTCAACAAATTCAGCCTCATCACCTGCTGCCGTAGTTATGTTGGCACCTCCTGGGAGAACCAAATCGGAAGCGTTATGAGTAAGAATTAACGCACCATCAAAATGAAGCTTGATGACGGTGCCAATCCCTACCGAGCTAAAAGACGTAATTGTTGTAGTACCGGTGACATCAAAATAGTTGCCATCGGTATCTATTGTTAAAGACGTAGCAGAGGATATATCGCCTCCCTTTTTCCACCTGACTTGCTTGCCAAAGGTTGCAACTTGGTCCTCATCAATGGAAAGGGCTGGCGTCGTTCCGACTGTCGAACCTAGACCAATAACCAAGTCGTCTTCGCTATCGTCAAGACCCACGTAAAAATCTTGAGCATTACCGTCAAATACAATTTTTGTATCTGCGGCAGCGGCAACGCCAACCGTCAAGGAACTCGAAACCTGAAGATCGGCGGCGGCATCCACAACAGCGGCACCGCTTCCAGCCCCATCACAGTAAACAACTGCATTCTTACCATTTCCAACGGTGATGTTGTCCCCGCTCCCTTGCGATAAAATGACCGAATAGGGACCGCTGGAACCAGAGTCCGTGGTGGCATTTTCTATAAGAAAATAAGCCTTCGTCGTATTTGGCGCGATGGTTACCGTATTATTGCCACCCAAAGCTCCCGTGAACTTGATCACGCGATACATGCCGTCTTGCAGGTTCTCGGTTCCGGTCCCCGGAGAAGCCTCGCGTACCGTGAGCGTATGTGTAGTGCCTGAAAGGGCAACGGACGTATATGCCGCTATTCGATCCAGAAGATCCAAATTATGGTTGGTAGTTGTCCCCCACGCCCCAGATTGTTCTCCAGAACCTATCTTTTCGATGCCGTAACTAGTTGTGTATGATGAAGCCATAAACTGTCTCCTATGCCGCTATTTCTATCCAATTGGGTGTCTGGGAAGTATCTATGACACTCCAAACGGTAGTTTGACTGACGATGCTGGTGGCCGACACACCATCCACTCTAATTATAAAATCTACCTCTGCACTTCCCATTTCACCAGCGGCAGAAACTCCGGTCACGGAAAGATTAACATTAGCGATTGTGGTAACACTTCCAATCGCGCTGGCGGCAGAAAGACCCGTTGGCGTAATCAAAACAGCCGAAAATACTGAAGGCGATCCAATCGCACTGGTCGCAGAAACGCCCGTTACACTAAAACTGGCATCAATACTTACGGTAGGTGACCCAATCGCACTGGCAGAAGAAACACCTGTAACCTCGACCGGAACAGGACTGTTCCAGGTTCCTGAATTCCAGGTGCTTCGATCCCAGCCAGTAATTAAGGCCATTTACGATATCCTGATTATCGCAGCATCTGCCGTATTTGCGGGAAACTGGATCGTAAAGTCCCCTGCACTGGAGGATTTGTCACCGCCAAAATTAATGACTGCAACTGCCGGATATGCCGCATGATTGGTTGTTGATCCCGTACCAGCGGTACTCAGGGTGCTGTTGTAGATCAAAGCCCCTCTTGCACTGGAAATCGTGGAAGTGGACCAAGTGCTATCGGCAAAATCCAGATACGCAGTAGGCACCGAGCTACTGTTATCACCCAGAGCAAGCGTCACGCTCGCTAAAGAATTGCCACCCGCCGTGTAAGCGGTGCCACTGACCTCGTTACTGGTCGTGTAGCCCGTGGTGTCTGCATCAATGGACGAACTATTGGTGAACATCGCGATCTTAAATGTATCCGCACCAATCGCACTCGAACCCGTGCGCGTGTGAGGTGTCCAAAAATGGATGCCCGCCATCGCTTCCGTCTTGAAAGTCCCGCACATTGCGGATGTTCCAACTGCCATTACAGTCTCCTTATGATCTCGGCTACGTCATC